CATTACCATAAGTTTCTTTTACATTATCTTTTCGCATTATTTTTATTTGTATCTTCTCACCACCAGATAAATGAGATTTTTGAAATAAATCAAAGCCATCAACAATTTTTAAATCTACTTTAATTGATGAATTAAATAAACTTTCGTTAATAATCACTTCGGAAATAAGTGACTTTATTTCCATAGTTTGATCGTTATTCATAGTCAATTTAACACTAACTAATTCATACGATGCTGGAGTAATTGCTGCTCCAGCAGATGTTTTTGCAGAATTAAGCATTTAGTACTCTCTCAAATTCATCAATAAATTCATTTATAAAGCGAGGATTAATAATCGATATGGTTGATCTTGCATCGTTTTTATCTCGTATAAAATCTCTATTAGACTTATATACAATATTACCGCTTATATCATCGGCTACAATCTGATGCCCACCATTCGATATTAATGGCTCACCAACTGAAGTGTTTGTTGCGATAAAATTACCATCACCTAAGGCGTTTTCATTTAATTGATCTAAATTAAAATTAGAAATTTCTGATTGCAAATTAAGATTCCACTGCATTTCTGAATATACAGGAGTTGTTTGATTAGATTGCACTGGTAATATATCTGGTGACGTCACTGCCTTTTCTTCCTCATCACCTTCTAAATAATAAAACGCTGGTGCATCAGCGTAATTAAATATTCTATCTGCTTTTAGTGTATTTGCAAAGTCAGAACCAGACGCTAATGTTCGCGTCACACCTTCAGAGTCTGTCCATTCAGATTGTAAAAACTCATTTGTTTTAAATCCACCTCCTTGAATACTACTATCTATTGCTCCTGTTTGTGGATTACGCCCTTGAACACCGGGTATTACGTCATCTAATACAACTATATTTAAATCTAAATCTTTTCTTATAATTCTACCAATGGCTCCAGAGGTTAAACCATACATAAATGCCCCTAGTTCTAATTTACCAGCAATTGAATTTTTAGTTACAGCTACTCCTGCTAGAGATTCATTAGTTAATGTAGTAGGAGTAAATTGTAAAGCTACTCCAGAGTAATTTCTTTGTAAATGTTCGCGCATAGCATTCTCGGACATAGGCCAGGCTTGAAGTCCATCATGTAAAAAATCATTAATAATAAAAAAGGTCCAATAATAGTCAGGCGTACCATATAATTTTTCAGATATTACATCAGGCCTTAAACCATTTTCAATAGTATATTGTCTATATAAAGTAGCATCATTTAATAAACTAGACTGTAGTCTAACAGATCTAAATATATTAACCATTTGCTGCACAGTACCAGTACGATTAAAATCATATGTAGTTTTTGGAAATTGACTAAAAAATGGCATAAGTACTCCTAAAAAATATCTCTTAAAGATTTAATTTTATCTTGTATTTTTTTTGTAATTGAATCAATTCCTAAATCATTAAAATCTTGATTACTGGTATTGTTTTTATATAATTCAGATCGAGTCATTGCCTTTGTTTCTGTAAATGTTAACGACATATCTACTTCTGATGGAGAGCCATCAGCATGAAACATATTTGATCCCGCATTATATGTTGTAGTAATATTAGCTAAGAAACATTCTTGAATTTGTGGCATGTATATATTTTCTTTATCTCCATGATAAAATTTAATTTTAAATGTAGGAGGATATTCAAGATATAATCTATTTTTTACTTCTGGGTATAATGCTGCTCTAAAAAGATTTTCAATAATAAGTGCTTGCCTAGCTTCTGATTGTGATTCTGCTACCAGTTTAAATGTAAAGTTAAATGATCTTACAGCAACATTATCGAATTGTAATACCGTATTAGGGTTAAGTGCTTCACCAGCTTGTATTTTTTGCCTAGTAAAAACAGAAGCAGCACCAACTTCATTAAGTACTTTACCTACAGCTTCTTTTGCAATAGCTTCCTTTTCGCCTGTACTTAATGCACCACTAACACCACTGCCAACAGCACCCAAATCAACATTGCCATAAGCTGCACCATCGGGAACAGAAAAGCCAGGTGGCAAATACAAATAAACAGATGCGTTTTCAGGTAAAGCTCTTTTAACAAATTCAAAAGAAACAAATGGATAACCTGAATCAAAGCTAGCTTTTTCTCTGATAGTTTCCGGAAAGACATAAATTTTAGACATACTATTTTACCTTATAAATAAGAATACATTAACTACTATATCTTTATTTATATGGCTTATTCGGGCAAATACAAAATAAAAAAACCAGAGAAGTATGCAGGTGATCCGTCAAAGGTAACATATAGATCTTTATGGGAACGACAAGCATTTAAATGGTGTGAAAGCAATCCAAAAGTTGTTGCTTGGAACTCAGAAGAAATTGTTGTACCATACAAATATAAAGTCGATAAAAAGTATCATCGTTATTTTGTTGATCTACTTATTAAAATGGAATCAGGTGATGTTATATTAGTTGAAATCAAACCAAAAAAAGAAACAACCCCTCCAAAGAAATCATCACGTCAAACAAAGAGATATATCAATGAGGTAACTACGTATATTAAGAATACCGATAAATGGAATGCTGCTAAAGAATTTGCAGAAAGTCGAGGGTGGAGATTTGAGGTATGGACAGAAGATACTCTTAAAAGTTTAGGTATTAAAATATTAAGTGGTCCTGCGAAAGGCAAGAAGAAGTAGTATAAATAAAGGTATGGCAAGTTTATTTGATACATTACAAGCACAAGCATTCCGATCTGGAATTAAAGCAAGGACTGATAAGTCTAAACTTTGGTTCCGTAAAAAGGTTGCCGAGCTAGGTAATGTAAATCGTCGTACAATTTTAAAAGATAAGGCGCTTGAACCAACTTCAAAAGAACTGGCCGGATCGATGTATATGTATTTTTATGATCCAAAGCATAAGGCTACATTACCATACTATGATCGGTTTCCATTAGTGATTATGGTTGAACCAGCTGAAGGTGGATTTTATGGATTAAATTTACATTACCTAGCGCCAGGTGTAAGAGCAAGATTTTTAGATGAGTTGATGAAGACTGCACCAAATAAAATTGGTGAAAATACTCGACTAATGAAAATGCGATATGAATTACTAAAAGATGTAAAAAAATATAAAGAATTTAAACCTTGCTTTAAACACTATTTAACGAGTCAAATACAAGGAAGAATGGTAAGAGTACCAATGACTGAATGGGAAATTGCTATCTTCTTACCAACAGAACAATTTAAGAAAGTTAAATCAGAAACTGTTTGGAGATATTCTCGCAAACAATATACAGGTAAATAAACATGGCTACAATTGATGACTTTAAAGCAACTATCGGTAAGAGATATGGACTAGCAAAAGCTAATCGATTCCTTGTTGTATTTACGCCGCCAACACAAGCATTAGTAAATTTAGACCCACTTGATATTATTGGCAGACTTGCTAGTGGAACAAGTGTTAATGCTAGAAGTTTTGCAAGTGATCCAAAAGATATTGCATTTTTATGTGAAACGACTCAAATGCCTGGACGTAATATTAACACACTCGATTATCAGGCTGAAAAAGAAACAATTAAAATGCCGAATGGATTTATCGATGACGATGTGACAATGACATTTTTATTAACGAATGACTATTATATGAAAGATATGATGGAAACTTGGATGTCATCAATTATCGATACAGAAAAATATCAAGTAGGATATAAAAAAGATTATCAAACTGATATTGCAATACAACAACTAAACGATTTTGATAAGAATATATATGGTATAAGATTACAAAATGCTTATCCAATTAATATTAGTGCTATTGAATTAAATAACACTGGAGAAAATACTGTACAAAGAATAACCATTACATTTGCTTATGATCGATATATTCCGGAAAACTTTGTACAGTCGAAAATATCCCAAGCTTTATCAGCAATTCCAAATTTACCATTTGGTCTTAAATTGCCAGATAAAATATCAAGTGGATTGAAGAAGGTTGAAAGACTTAGATCATTATTTTAATATTATAGGAGAAATATTATTATGGCTTTACCAAAGCTAAATGCTGCGAGATATAGAACAATTGTACCATCACTAAATACAGAAGTAGAGTATAGACCGTATTTAGTTAAAGAAGAAAAGATTTTAATGATGGCATTAGAATCGAAAGATCAAAAACAAATTATAATGGCAATTAAAGACGTTATTAGTAATTGTGTATATGACGATCTTAATGTTAACAAATTAACAATGTTTGATTTAGAAGCATTATTTTTAAAGCTAAGATCTAAGTCAGTCGGCGAAACAACAGAAGTAAAGGCACAATGCGAACACTGTGAAGCCGAAAATAAAAAGATTATAAAATTTGATGATATTCAAATGCCAGTTGTCGATAAGAAAAGTTCAACTATCGCATTAACTGATACGGTTGGATTAACATTGTCTTATCCTAAAGTTTCTGATCTTGAAAAACATGAAGATGGTGACGAAGTAAGCTCAATCGATGGAATGATGGAAATTATAATTGACTGTATAGATTCTATCTATGATGAAGATGAAGTACATTCAGCAAAAGATTCAAAGAGACAAGAATTAAGAGATTTCGTTGATTCTTTAAATAGTGAACAATTTGCATCATTAGCTGGTTATTTTCAAGATTTACCAGCATTAAAATATAATTTAAAGTTTAAGTGTAATAAGTGTGGTAAAGATAATAATATTGAATTAAGAGGTCTTGAGAATTTTTTTGGTTAAGCCTCTCTCACGATAGCTTATACAACCATTATAAGACCAACTTCGCGATGATGCAACACCATGGATATAGCTTAACTGAGCTTGATAATATGATGCCGTGGGAACGAGAAATTTATGTTGCGCTATTACAGGAATATATTAAAGAAGAAAACGAAAGAATTAAACAACAAAATTCAAGGAGAAATTAAATGTCAGAAGAAGTAAAAGAAGCTTTTCACCCAGCAGATACAAATGGTGATGGTAAAGTATCGAAAGAAGAAGAGGCATTATACCTTGAGTTTAGACGCAAGGAATTAGAAGATGCAGATGCAATGCGTGATGCACAGCGTAATATGACATGGTTTGCACTCGGTGGTTTGTTATTGTATCCATTCGCTGTTGTTATTGCATCATTAGCTGGTTTAGATCAAGCACAAGAAACATTAGGGGATATGGCACCAACATACTTTGTAGCTGTTGCTGGTATTGTTGCTGCTTTCTTTGGTACACAAGCAATGGGGAAGAAAAAATAAAATGGATCCACTAAACGCATGGGAAAGTCTATCATATTTTGACGGTGTTTTATTTACTGTCTGGTTAGGCATTTTATATTATGGTAAAAATTTAATCGACGATTGGTTCGGAAAATAATTACTAGGTAAAGAGTTATGTCAGACGAAGAAACAAGCATACAACGAATTGCTGACTTATTAAAAGAGCAAAATGAAATTGCGCAAAGAAATAGAACAGGGCAGGAAAGACTTAATCAACTTGATGAATTAATTGGTACGTCTAGATCTGGCGATTCTGCACAACTAAATTTATTAGAGGATTTACGGCGAGAATTTATTGCTTCTCAGCAAAGATTGCAAAAAGCTATAGAAGATGGCGATGAAGAAGCAATTGCTATAGAACAACAAAATCAAGAAGAGATTGGAAGTGCAGCTGAAGATACAGAAAAAGAACGCGAAGCTACAAAGGCAACTAAAAAGCAAAGTAAACTCCTTGAAGGGATTAAAGATGGAATAGGCAATCTTGCAAATAAGTTTAAAGATAATATAGGATTTTTTGCTGGTTTAGCTGGTACAATCTTAGCTATATTTGATCCTGAAAAATTACAATCGATTATAGATAGCATTGTAAACACATTAATAATAGTATTTGATATTATAGAAAAAATAATATCGGGTGACTTTAAAGGAGCTTTCGAAACATTCGGAGAAAACTGGGACAAATTAAAGCCCTTAGTTGCTTTCCTTGCAATATGGAATGCTGGTAAAATAATAGCAATTGGTAAAGGGATCATTAAAGGCCTGGGACTCCTTAAGACAGGTCTTACTGCAATCGGTGCATTTTTTGGAGTAGGTGCTGGTCCGGTAGCTTTAGCAATCGCAGCCATTACTCTAGTAATTGTTGCTGCAAAGAAAACATTTGATAAAATTACAAGTGTTTTTGAAGATACTGGATCATTGTTTGAAGCATTTAAAGCGGGAGTTATAGAATTTCCTGCGCAACTTCTCGGATTGCCACTCAATCTGATTAAATCTGCAGTATCATGGGTATTAGGTATTTTTGGTTTTGATACTACTGCAATGGATGAATTTGATTTTGTCGACGAATTACGAAAAGTATATACCAAAATGTTTGAAAGTGTTCAAATGGCTGTTAGCTGGATAAAAGACAAATTTACTGCAGCATGGGAAAAAGGCGTAGAAATATTTAATGGTATAACTGATTCAATTGTTGGTGTATGGACATCATTAAAAGATGGTGTCACTGGAGCAGTCAATTATGTTAAAGATTTATTTAATAATGCCTTTACTTTTATTCCAGAAATATTTGATTCACTAACTGGTAAACTTAGATCAACCTTTAATTTTATTGCAGAAAAATTTTCAGGTTTAAAAACATTTATTAAAGCTGTAGGTGCTGCAGCATGGGCAGCTACTAAAGCTGCTGTACCTGGTGGAGAATCTCCAGCTCAAGCGTATAAAAGAGTTTATCGTGAAGTAATGTCAAGTGGTAGTTCTAGTGGATCTGATGATTTTTCAATGGATGTACCAAGATCTACAACGCCTCGAAGTAGAATAGAAATAACCCCGCGTTCTTCATCTGGAGATGATATTAATGACGAATCATTATTTACTAAATTTAATAGTGGCCTAGAATCTAGTTTCAAGTCAATCCTGGATAATTTCAAATCAAAACCAGTTACTATAACAAATGTAGATAACTCTCAATCTAGTAACACAAGCATAGTAGGTGGAAACGGACGTAGCAGAGGATTCGGATTAAATACCGATTCTGCATACACATAAAAAAGGGGAACATTGCGTTCCCCCATAATACTAAGAACTAAATTCTACACCACGATACGTGTGTAAACTTTCCTTCCTTTCTTGCTTTGGCAATCTTTTGTAAAAAGCTCCTCTATAAGTTTTCTTTGATTCGCTGTTTACCTTTGTGTTTTTTACTTGTTGGCTTGCGCCACGATACATTAAAGTGTTCATATACTTCTCCTAGTCAGGATTGAAGTAGTCTTTTAACGCATGAACAAATGCGAGTCGCTGAAGTGGACTAACCTATATTATATATACAAAAAAAGAGCCCCGAAGGGCTCTAAGGTTATTATTATTATTTTTTGTTATTATGATTCTTGAGCTAGCTTAGCGAAATAGCTAAGTGTATCATCCTCTTCAGCTTCAGCAGTATTACCTACCGGAGCAGATTCAGCAGCCATCACTGGTTCAGCAACTGCAGCAGCTACAGGAGCAGCCTCAGCAACTTCACCGGCTTCTACACCTAGTACTTTATTCATTTTAGCTTTTAGTTCTGCATAACTCTTATAGTTACTTGGATCTGTAAAGTCAGTCAAAGAATGAACTTTTGAATATACTTCTTCTAGTTTTTCTTCGTCTGAATTAAACAGAGCTGATTGAGAACCAAACTCAGATTTGTCGTAGTTTACCCAACCTTCTACTTTACGAATTTTTAGTTTGAAGTCAGCACCTTCCCAAAAATCGTAAGGGTTTACAGGATCTTCATCCTGGAACTGAGGTTGCATTACATCCATGATCTTGTCAAAGATTTTCTTACCAAACTTATAAAGGAATACTTTACCTTCATTCTCAGGATTGGCTGGATCTGAGATAACAAGAATATTTGAAACATAATGTAGACGACGCTTGCGTTCACGAGCCAGTGCTTTATCTTCATCTCGACCACTATTCCACAAAATGCTGTTTGCTTCTGAAACAGGATCATCTTGACCAATAGAAGTCAATGAGTTTTCGATATACCACATACCAGTTGGACCTTGGAAACCATGATCCCAGTAACGGGCCCACGGTAGATCTTCACCTTCTTTAGGTGGAAGGAAACGAATTACTGCATAACCATTACCTGCTTTATCACGAGTTGGTTTCCAAAAACGATCATCACCGTAAGATTTAGTTTCTGCTTTTTGAGATACAGCTTCAGCTGCTTGAACGAGTTTGTCGATAGACGAGCCACGACTAGATTTTAGATTACTTAAAGACATATTTTTTCTCCGTTGTATATATTTGTATTGTCTGAATTATCCACTTTATACATAATATAGATTTATATTATAACACACTATCACTAATTTGTAAAGGACTTTGTTACAATCTTTATCATTTTATCTCGATCGATAGTAATGAATGGATTGTACTTATGTACTTTACGTGAGATATCAGGCCACATGATAGTCTCGGTTATTTGTTTATCTGCTTTATTCATAAAGCCAGTTAGCTTATGAAGTATGACCACAGTTTCTAAACAAATTTCTTCTTGTAAGAGTGCATCAATAACAATAGGATATTCATTATCTCTACACTCTAACATCTCATCAAATGAATTAACCATTGATGATAATTTATTTATATCATTTTTGAATTTATACGACAATGATTCGTGAACTTTTACCATATCATTGTAGTTAGTTTCGCCATCAGGCCCTAGCATGTCACCTACATACTTTACGTCTTTAATAAAATTAGATACGTAATACTTTGTTAGATCCTTGCCATAGGTCTTACCAAGCTTCGCAAAGAAATACTTATCTCTTCGTTTAAAAAAAGATTGTGCATTTACTCTGGTTTTATAATGGTATTTGACTGCATCATAATCTGTTTCGAAATGAAGCTTTAACGCATTATAAAGTTTGTAAGACTCAAATGGATCCATTCTACTTAAGGCAAGATTCATATAGTGCTTCCAGGTCTTCGATTTCTGCAGAGACCTGAGCAAGGGTTTGTTTATGATATACTCGAGCCAACTTATTTAGATACTTCTTTTCAATATCAACTTTATCAGATAGCTCATCAACTGCTTCTTTAATAAAAGCTTTTTCACCTTCGATACGTACCATAGAATTAGAGATCTCTGTCATAGCATCTTTAATTGTTTGGCGATCTGCTGGTGATGATGGGATAATAATACTCATTTTAATTTCCTTTGTTGTTTACGTTACATACTCTATTTCGAAGATCACTTGAACTAAATCTGTGATCACGTTTATTAAAATACAAATCAATATCACGCTTACGACATATATCCTTACCAGTAAAATCCTTATCTCGATACTCTTCACCTAATATACGAATATTGATATCATATAGTGTAAGTATATCTTCAAGGTCCTGCTCTGTACCGTAAGGAATAATCTCATCCACATAACCAACTGCCTTGAGTTGTGTATAGCGTTCAATAATGGTTTGTACGGGTTGATTCTTTTCTTTTCTATCAAGACTAGGATCTACTTGTAATCCAACCAATAAGTAATCACAATGGTTTTTAGCTTCACGTAACATTTGTACATGACCAGCATGCAATAGATCAAATGTACTACAAGTAAATCCTACTTTCATAATGGTAATTTATTTCCTGTTTCAGTTTTAATTAATCTTAATTCAGCTGCTTCTACTTCAAGCTTTTGTTTAATGGAATCTGATAGTAACCTCTTTACGTTAGCATAGTCCATCATTCTTTCTTCAGCTAAATGTGTAATAGCATCAATATAACTTAATCGCTTTGTAATGACGATTGATTCAACTGCTGCAGAGAATCTTTTCTTCGTCAGTATTTTATACTCCTCCAATTCACTCAATTCATAACCCTCAGTAATATACAATCCTTGTTGATTCGACCTGTTGGCACACTGATTTTTGTGGTAAGTCCTTTAAACACATTATCAATTTGCTTTTGTGTTTTCTTTAAGATCTGTGGTAAGACATCATCAGGTTTACGAAGAGTTGTTGTTCGACTTAATTGAACATCAAAGTTTTTTATCGTTGAACCAGATACCATAAAGCCTGAAGTATTATCTGTTACATACTCAGTAAGTTTCTTCTGTTTAACATTGTAAACATAAAGAGCCTTTGCGCCTGGTATTTGAAGTGGACTGATAGATGCCAGCTTATTTGTATTATCATCTTTAAGATAATTAAGCTTGGCCACTTGTTTATCTGAAGACTTTGGTTTTACAGCACGTGTCTTACGTACAGCTTTGTTTGCCAATTGTGTCTTTTCAATATCAGATAAAATAGTTTCGATTTGTTTAATTGCTTTCTTTAGATTAGGACGTGACCAATGCGAATAACCTTCCACAGCTTGATCACACGTTTTATTGTATGCATCATTTAATTCTTCATACAATGGTTTTACTTGATCAGCAAACATTTTAACGCCTGGTCCTTTAATACCATGTCGTTTAATCGCATTGAATGCATCAAACTTCTTAGTAAAGTCTTGTTCATTCCAGCTTTCGACAACAGTATCGTCAAACTCAGCATATAATGTTTCCATCATCTTCGTAAACATTCTTTCTTGGATTGATATAACAGGCTTAGCTACTTCTTCTGTTACAGTTTCAACAGCTGCAATCTGTTTACCTTCTTTAACAAGAGACTTTATAGAGTCTTTTATCATAGAACGTTGGTTATCATGATATTCAAACCCAGTAAAATGGATAGCAACAAGCTTAGATATTTGTAGGAAACGACCATCTTTCACCTTCTTTAAATTTTTAATGTCATCTTTCGATAGTTTAAGAAATTCTTTTGCATAACGTAGTGCATAAGCTTT